CCAGGCGAGCGAGATAGTTGATGACCGCTTCGGTCAGGAAGCCGTCATCGTCATACTGCATGACGGAAACGGCACCATGGCGCTTCGACAACTTGGCGCCGTCGTCGCCGAGGATCATCGACAGGTGGGCGTAAGTTGGCACGTCGGCGCCCAGTGCCTTGAGGATGTTGATCTGGCGCGGCGTGTTGTTAACGTGATCGTCGCCGCGAATGACGTGGGTGATGCCCATATCCCAGTCATCGACGCAGACGCAGAAATTGTAGGTTGGCGTACCGTCGGCGCGGGCAATGATCAGGTCATCCAGTTCGCCATTGGCAATCTCGATGCGGCCCTTGACCTGGTCGTCCCAGGCGACGACGCCATCCTTGGGGTTCTTGAAGCGGATGACCGGGGCGACATCGGCCGGCGGCGTCGGCAGGGTTTTGCCATCTTCCGGGCGCCAGCGACCGTCGTAGCGTGGCTTGATCTTCTGCGCTTCCTGTTCGGCACGCAGGGCATCGAGTTCTTCCTTGCTGGTGTAGCAATGGTAGGCATGGCCGGAAGCCAGCATCTGCTGAATGACTTCCTTGTAGCGATCCATGCGCTGCATCTGGTAGAACGGGCCTTCGTCGTGTTCGAGACCCAGCCACTGCATGCCATCCAGAATGGCCTGCACCGCCTCCGGCGTCGAGCGGGCGACATCGGTATCCTCGATGCGCAGGATGAAGGTGCCGCCATGGCGACGGGCGTAGGCCCAGGAGAAGAGCGCGGTGCGGGCGCCGCCGATGTGTAGGTAACCGGTGGGGCTGGGGGCGAAACGGGTGCGGACAGGCTTCATGGAATTCGACATCTATTGAGGCAAAGTCCAATATTCTAGCCGACCCACGTTTGACCCGCTGGCCCGATTGTGGTTAAATGCGCGCCTCCTGTGAGGGCGGTTAGCTCAGCGGTAGAGCACTGCCTTCACACGGCAGGGGTCACTGGTTCGATCCCAGTACCGCCCACCATCTATGATGGCCCTCTCAGGAGAAACTTGATCAAAGTTGATCAAATTGAAGCCGGAATCCAAGCGTTAGCGTAGGGTTTCCGGCTTTTTTATTTGTCAAACTAGATCATATTGCGTCAATTGCAATCAGCGATATTTGGGGGCAACATTGTGGGGCAACATTGATTCACGCAATGGAGTTGCCCCGAAATGCCCCTTACGGATACAGCGCTTAAAGCAGCTAAACCAACCGGAAAAAGTCAGCGACTTTTTGATGGCGCCGGACTTTATCTCGAAATTTCCCCTGCAGGCGGGAAGTGGTGGCGCTTCAAGTATCGATTCGACAGCAAAGAAAAGCGCCTTTCTCTCGGCGTCTACCCGGACGTGTCTCTCAAGGAAGCTAGGGAGCGACGGGATGAGATGCGTCGACTGATAGCAAATGGCGTTGATCCTGGTGTTAATCGAAAAATTCAAAAAACCGCCAAACTTGAGCGATCAGCTAACTCGTTTGAGGTAATAGCTCGCGAGTGGTATGCCAAGCATTCACCTGGCTGGGCTGCTTCGCATTCAAGCAAAATTATCCGGCGATTGGAAAAAGATGTTTTCCCCTGGATCGGTGGGCGCCCAATTTCTGAAATATCTGCCCCGGAGCTTCTCACGGTACTTAGGCGAATCGAGGGCAGGGGTACGCTGGATACCGCCCACAGAGCCGGGGGTAACTGTAGCCAGGTGTTTCGCTACGCCATTGCAACAGGGAGAGCCTGGCGCGATCCTGTTCCCGACCTTCGAGGAGCGTTGCCCCCGACTCGTGGGGGCAACTTTGCGGCTATTACCGATCCCGCCAAGGTTGGTGCGTTGCTCAGGGCGATCGATGCCTTTGAGGGAACATTTGTCGTGCAGTCAGCCCTCCGCCTTGCACCATTGATCTTTGTCCGCCCGGGAGAACTTCGCCGGGCTCAGTGGGAAGAGATCGACTTCGATCGAGCAGAGTGGCGCTACTGGGTAACGAAGACCAAGACAGAGCACTCCGTTCCGCTTGCAGCTCAGTCGCTGGCCATCCTCAAGGATCTTCATCCGTTGACCGGTCATGGCCGGCATGTTTTTCCGGGGCGAGATCCCAAGCAGCCAATGAGCGAGGCCGCTGTCAACGCCGCGTTGCGGCGCATGGGCTATGACACCAAGACGGAAATCACTGGACATGGCTTCAGGGCGATGGCGAGAACAATCCTTGCCGAAGAGCTTCATCAAAAGCCAGAGGTGATTGAGCACCAACTTGCTCACAAGGTGCCGGATGCCCTTGGCACTGCTTACAACCGAACCAAGTTCATGAAAGAGCGCCGGGTCATGATGCAACTATGGGCCGACTACCTGGACAAGCTCAAGGCCTGGGCGAAGATCATTCAATTGCCTGCAGCTTAGGGGGAGAACATGCGAATTCTTCGAGGGCAGGATACGCACTAGCGCAGTTTTTTGTACCACAAACGCAAATGGATATCGCGGATGATCACTGATCGAGAGAATCTGAAGGATCAACTTGAGGCTATGAAAATGGCGCAGTCAAACCTTCAGCAGCTAATGACTTTGAGCGCCGGAGGCCTAGCTCTCTTCTTCTCGTTTATTGGAAAAACTCCTTTTGTCATCACCGCAAGCGTGGTTGGACCAGCGGTAGTTTTCTCGTGGATTGTGTCTTTGGCCGCGGCTGCGTACGCACATAGGTTGCACGTAGATCTGTTCTTGTTGCTAACCAGAGTTTCTGGGGTTCATCGGGAAGTTGACTCGCTTGTGGAGCTAGCAGACCAGGTGCCATTGGAGTTGAAGATCAATCCAAATCAGCAAGGGGTGATTGATCGAGCGACAAAGAAGATTCAGTCGACGCGCGATTGGGCGCTATCTGAACTCGATTCATTCCACAAATCATTTTTCCCAACACAAGAAAAAGTGAGGCGCCTAACTCGCGTATCGCTTGGCATGTTGGTTTTTGGTTTTTTTGAACTGGGTGCTGGTTATGTCGTTTCAGTCTTTTGGGGTTAGGTCGCATTGGACGTCGCCTTACATTCTGACTTGATATATTTAGTCCAGTGGTCTAAGTCGCTCGGCTGGCTCTGCTTTACCCCCGTGCGCGCAATCGGGACCCCGCCCCGCCTGCCCGCTTTGGGGGTCGATAAATATGCATGTTGCAGCAAGGGTCGGCCGCATATCGCTTCTGGTGCTCGAAGCCGTTTCGTTCCACGTGTTTTCGTTGCGAATTCACGCACTTTCCATGCGGTTACACGTGGTTCCACATGGGACTTAGACGTCGGGATTCTTCAGTGGTCAGTGGAAGCCCTGTCAAAAAGGCCAGTTGTTTGAAAATTGAGATGTTTTGACAGCAAATCAAATGGCATTTGTCTTGATTGGCGCGGAGTTCTTAGATGATTGAGAAAACCTTCGATGAAATTATTGTTGAGCGTCTAAAACGATCAGCGATAGGGTTTCCATACAGCAATGGGCAACCCATCAGCCGACTGGATAGGTTTTTGGCGCAAGGGGCGCTCACCTCTCGGGCCGTGAGAGGGTTTGGCGGTATTTCTCTGTATTCGCTGATTAACGGCCTCCACACGGAAGCTGAGATTCACGACTCAAATCGAACCGGCCTACTTGGGTGGAATATGTACCTGCCAGGGGGGGCCGTGGAGACTTACCATTCGACAGCGATGAGGGATATTGCTTCCGGCCGCCTCGTTGTTCGCGAACCATTGAATTTCCTGCGCTGCAACGAGTTGCAGGATCTCCAAATACTTCCTGACCTTAGCCCTGGGGGGATGGAAGCCATGGCAATCATGGTCAGGTACGCGGTAAAAAAATCAGAAGCTGTTGCCTGGCTTGACTGGCATGGGATCGATATTCCGGGCTGGCTTGGGGGTAGTGGTGACCAACCTGAAGAGCAGGATTCTCCGTGCAGTGGCGAAGAAGGGAAAGCCGGTTTTTCAATGGAGGAGGCGCGTGAGCTTTGGTCTGATTGCTTGGGCGGCGGGAAGGTAAAACTGCGCCAAATGTTCGATGCAATTCAGATCGAAATAGAGGGGCGCGGGTACTCTCCAATGTGTATTCCGCATGGCGGAATAGCATCGATAGGGCTCGCTTGTAAGGCTGAGCACCCAAAACTTTTCAATGCAAAATCGTCATTTGATAACGCCTGGAAAGAGTTGGTTGGTCTAGGCATAGTGCGCAGCTACAACCATGACGCCTATTGCGGCAAGATCGATTCCAACGACCAAAATGCCGGACAGAACGGCATAGACGCTTAACCCCATTCCTTGTTTTTGCATACCTATTGGCGCATGGCCAAGGTGTTCGCACGTCCGTATGGGTGGAAAAAATCCACCTTTTTCCCGGACTAAATTCCATCTTCCGTCCACCTCTCACTCTCCGGGATAGTTGCCCAAGCGCAAAGGTGTGAGCCGGAAATCTACTCCCGTAACTTGTGGATTCCGTTCCGGCCGGCCCCGATAGTGTCAATTGAGATCAGCGTTCGTTTGTTGATTCGATTTGCAAGATGGATTGGAGAACCCATGTCAGTTGTTCAAGCAGGTGAGCCGGCAAAGGCTGTAAAGCGGGGAGACCGCTTTCTTAGCGTCAGGGAGACGTGCACCAAGGTCGGCGTGAAGAGCCGAAACACTCTGCTGGCCATGGAGCGAACCAGAGGTTTTCCTTCCTCTATTCCGGTGCACCAGCGGCACGTGGTGTATCTCGAATCGGATGTTGAGGCCTGGATGGAGAGCATTGTTGCCTCCAGTCGTAATGAAAAACCATCGAAGGAATCGAAATGAGTGATCTGGCAACCCATATCAAGCCGTTGATCAATGCTGCAGCGGCCGCGCTGGCTACATTCGAAGCGCGTCGAGCCGAGGTTATGCAGCATGAAGAAAGCATCGCGAGATTCGAGAAGTGCCGGGATGCATCGCGACAGTTGGCAGATGCAGAGAACGGCAAGCTGCGCACTTTGCTGAAAGCAATGGCCTCTCCGAAAGATGCGCTTAAGCATCAGGCCGCCCGAAATGGTCACCTCGAAGACGTTGAGAATTTCCAAGCACTCGCAGATGAGCAGCGGGCCGTCAAAAGGCGTTCTGTTTTAGAGCTTTCCAAGGCGGCAACCGCTCTGTTTTATGCTCGCCTTGCCGTTACTGATACGGCGATAACTTACCTGCAGGGTGTGCTGTTCGATTCTCTTCCGGAGGGCTATTTCCAGCTCATCCAGTTAATGGCAGAGAAGGCCTCCTCCGGACGGGATGTGCTTTTTCGCAACGATCCCACAGTGACAGAACCTCTGGACTTCGCATGTCGCGAGGTGGGGAAACAAATTCGCGACCAGCTTAAGGGCAGCAGACATTTCCACCTGGGCTCATCCTCGTTGCTTCCGGATCCGCCGCCTGATATTGCCTCTCTCATTTTATCTCCCTGCCAAATGAATGCACTGCAGGCTGAAATTGATGCAGGGGATTCAGTGTGAGAGGCCATTGCCCTAAATGCGGATCGGCCGCCAAGTTCGTCTCGCAACGGCCGCACACCATCGATTTTGCCGAGGTCATTTTCCGTTGCAATAACCCGAAGTGCGGCGGAGAGGTCGTTGCCGAAGTGAAATTCTCCGTGCGCAAAGCTTCCGCCGATCAGTGTTTTTCCGGCTTGAAGGCCGATTCGTCCGCGACAGGCTTTCAAAAAACTGATTGCTGATTGGCTGTTTAGTCAGTTCTTTTTCAATGAATCTATCTGATCAACCAGGAGTAATGCCATGAATACCCAGACCTTGAAACTCAACACTCCAATCATCCGTGGCGACAAGGAGATTGTCGAAATCACTCTGCATAAGCCGAACGTCGGCGCCATGCGTGGCGTCAGCATGCGGCTGTTGTTGGATATGAATGTCGACGCAGTTGTCGCTGTATTGCCTCGTATTACTGATCCCCAGTTGACGGAAGTCGAGATAAACAAGCTCGATGCACCGGACTTGCTGCAGGCTGGCATTTTGGTGGCGGGTTTTTTTCTGCCGCCCTCCGAGTATCAGGAAGCGGTCTAGCCCTTCCTGACCGGGTTGAGGACGCCATGGCTGATATCGCATCCGTCTTTCACTGGGAGCCCCCGGTGATGGAGGCCATGGCGGTGATCGAGCTGGCCGAATGGCGCGACCTGGCCCGGCGCCGCAGTGGAGCAGAAGATGAGTAAAACTCTCGAACTCAAAGTCGTATTTTCGGCCATCGATAAGGCTGTCAGGCCGATGCGTCAGATCATCGACGCATCGCGCACTACCAGCAAGGCGCTGAACGAGGCCAAGGGAGCCCTGAAGGAATTGAATGATCAGCAGAAGCTGATCGATAAATTCAAGGCGACCAACAAGAAGCTTGGTATCAACGGCCAGGATCTCGAAAAGGCTCGTGCCTACGCCAAGCAGCTCGGCGAGCAGATGCAGGCTACGGAAAAGCCGACTGTGGCCATGCAGCGTGCGTTCAAGCATGCGACGGAAGAAGCCAGGAATCTGGCAGGGGCGGTCAATCGACTGCGAGAGCAGAAACAGGCCCTGCGCCATGATCTTTCGGCGGCGGGCATCGATACAAAATCGCTGGCTGGTCATCAGCGCGACCTGAAGGGCAAAATCGACGCGGCAACTTCCGCCGTCAACAAGCAAGACGAGGCGCTGAAGCGCATCAAGAAACGGCAGAATGATCTCTACGCGGCTGAGGCTGTCAGCAACAAAATTCGCGAATTCGGCAGCAAGGCAGGAAGCTTTGGCCGCTCAGCCATTGCTGGCGGAACGGCTCTAGGGGCCGCAGCCTCTGTACCTGTGATGGCCTACGCCAAGGCGGAGGATGCGTCGACGCAGCTCCAGATCGCCATGATGGAGAAAGGTGGCAAGGTCTCAGCCCAGTACGAGCAGATCGATGCTCTGGCAAAAAAACTAGGCACCAATCTACCGGGAACTGCAGTCGACTTCCAGAACATGATGACGATGCTTATTCGTCAGGGGGCTGAGGCGAAGAATATTCTCGGCGGGCTAGGGGAGGCGACGGCGAGCATCAGCGTTCTGCTCAAGATGTCTCCGGAGGCGGCTGCAGAGTTCAGCCAGCAGTTGCAAGATGCGACGCGTACGGCGAACCAGGACATGCTTGGCCTCATGGATACCATCCAGAGGACATTCAACGTTGGCACCAAGCAAGACTGGATGCTGCAGGCCTTTTCGAAGCTCTCGCCAGCACTTTCTGTCATCAAGAAAGAAGGCCTTCAGGCGGCCAATGCCATGGCGCCATTGCTTGCCATGGCCAATCAAAACGGCATGACCGATGGCGGATCGGCAGGCAATGCCTTGCGCAAAATATTCCAGCAGTCCATGAGCAAGGACAAACGGGATAAGGGCAATGCCGAACTGAAAGGAACCGGAGTTTCGCTGGATTTCAGCGACGGCAAAGGCGAGTTCGGCGGCCTCGACAAGATGTTTGCCCAGTTGGAGAGGCTGCGTAGCGTCAGCACCGAAAAGCGGTTGTCTGCGATCAAAGCGATGTTTGGCGACGATGCCGAAACGCTTCAAGTCCTTAGCCTGATGATCGATAAGGGGTCGGCAGGATATGCCGAGATGCTGGCCAAGATGGAAAAGCAGGCCAGCATTCAAGAGCGCCTCGAAAAACAGAAAAAATCACTGACTGCTCTTTGGGAGACTGCATCCGGCACTTTTTCAGGTACGTTGGTTAAATTGGGTGAATCAATTTCACCGGAGCTGCACGCGACAGCCGAGTGGCTTGGCAAGATGGCTGAGCGCACCCAAAAATGGGCGGAAGAAAATCCCCAGTTGGCTGCAACGCTGATGACGCTGGCCAAGTGGGGCGCCATGGTCTTGATGGGCATTGGTGCGCTGGGGCTGGCGATTGCCGCTGTGTCGGCGCCTATCGCCATTCTCAACCTGTCGCTGGCTGGAATGGGGCTGAATTTGGGTGTGGTACTCGGTGCCCTGTCGAAGGTGATCGGCTTTGTCGCCAAGGCTGTCATGGCGAACCCGTTGGCGCTGCTGTTTGCTGCCGGCGCGGCGGCGATTGGCCACATCCTCGGGCGCCTGGACGAGCTCAAGGCGAAGTTCAACCAGGGCGATTGGTGGGGCGTCGGCCGCGTAATCATGGAGGGCATCATCGCGGGCTTCGATTCGCTGACCTTTGGGCTGTTCTCCAAGGTACTGGATGTGATCAATTGTCGGCGCGCGTTTAAATTTGACCACCTGTGCGCGTTGAATTTTGACCAGGGGTGATAGCCGCCTGACATAGGCGGGCTTGTGGATAAGTGTAGCGCAGAACAGGTGCTGTCTGAGCCACGATGAA